GTACGCTTTGCCCAAGCGATACCTTTAGGACAGATTTTAGCCATTAGTATTTAGGGGTTGATTTAGTCTTTTTAGACTTTTTCTTTTTGATGTATAATTTACTTCTTTCCATAATTAACATTTCCATCTACGAAGGGCGAGGGCTTTACGAGTAGGTCTGCCTTTAGAATCTTTCATAGCTCCTTTAACACCTTTCATTCTAGCACAGAAGCTACGCTTTCTAGCTCCTCCACCAGGTTGTGGTGCTTTCAGATTAGAACCTGTCTTTCTGTTGTAGTAGTCTCTTCCTTTTTTAGTGAGACCACCTTTCTTGGACTTATGTTCTTTTCGTAATGATACGCCTTTTCTTTTCATTGTAAAAAAAAGCCCTCCAAGGGATTACCAAGGAGGGCTAGGATTAAGAGGTTTTATGCAGGAAGAATCTTCACTGAACACTCAGGGCGTAGTACACCATGTCCCATTGCATATTTAGCAACGAACAATGTACCTTGACGCTCGATTTGGTACTCAGACTCAGTAGCTAAGTCAAGTAACTTAACAGTACCAATAGCTTCTTTAGTACCAACTAAGATACCATGTTCACCACTGTTGTTAAGTGCAGAGAAGTCACCATTGTAACCTACTCCACTTCCACCGAAGACATCATTGTTTGATGAACCATCATCATTGTCAGCATTAGTTTGGTCATTTGACCCACCAGTACCAGCACTTCCGATGTTTCCTTCAGCAATGATTTCAAGGAAGTTAGAACTTTTCTTGAGTTGGATACCAGCTACTTCTACGATAGTACCTTTAGCAGCATCAGCAGAACCACCAGAAGTGTCTTTGTTGATAGCAACATTGTCAGATGTCAATAACTTGTAGTATTGAGCAGGAGTTACAACTGCGTAACGACCTTCAGATGGAGCTTCAACTTCATCTAACTTAGTAGCAGCAGCATATAATGCGTCAATGATACCAGCAGCAGTGTTAGTTGTAGCACCTGTGATTGAGTTACCACCAGCTTGAGGAGCAGATGCACCTGTGCCAGCAGCAGCAAACAGAGTCTTCATTGTAGCAATGTCGAAGCGTTTAGCTAGAGCTTTACCAAGTTCTTGTGCGTAGATTGAGCGAACATCGTAGTGAGATTTTAACTCATCAATGTTAGCGATGAATGTTGATGAAACAAGAACATCATCAATCGTGATGACACGCTCATTCATTCCTATTGAACTCAAATATGAGTTGCCAGCGTCAGCGATATTCTGACCTGGAGTATGATATTTAGCAGAAGCAATGCCTGATACTGGGAACTGAGCAGACTTACCTGATGAGATAGTTCTCATTAAGTGTAGGTCTTTCATGACATTGTTTTGCTCAAAAGCAGTCAAGATTTCTCCTGAGAAGACTTTGAGAAACAATGCATCATTGTCAGAACCACCTGAAATCAGACCACTTCTACTTGGAGATGTATTACCATTTGCCATAGTTTTAGTCTTTCTATTTTAGGGTTGTGATTTTAGTTTATTGTTTTTGTCTTCGATTATCTGCTTACCAAATGTTATCCTCCTCAGAGGGCATTGTGCTTATTAATCTTCAACGAAAGTTATAGGAAGGTCATAGCTCGTTTAGAGTATGCTTCCAATCGTAGTTGCTTATTGTCGTTAATGGGATTGTGTACTCGTCTCCAAGCACCACCACCACCATTCCAAATAAACAACCAATGCTTTACAGTAGGCTCTATTCCTTGTCTTTTAATATACGCAGAATAATGCGACAGGACTGTATAAGCAATCTCTTTAGAAATTGTAGGGTCGAAACAATCTTTGTGGTTAAGGTTTTGACCACTGATACGATTGTAGTCTTTAACCATAATAGAAGTGATTTGATAGTAACCAAACGCTTTACCATTGTCGCCAATAACTTTTGGGCTACTATTAGGATACACTTCCCACAATGGGATTTTTGACACGAAGTCTGAGAGCAACAAGATTTCATTAGCTTTTAATGGAAGGGTTAGGTATACACCCAACACAAATAATGTTAATAATTTCATTCATATTATTTCACTTGAGATGAACCAAAGTAGAAACCAATGATAGATAGTAGAGCTACTCTTACTTCAGGTAAGATAACCATACCACTTAGTTCTTTATAAGTTTCGGTAGTAAATAAACCTAATATGTTTCTTTCCATTCCGATTGTTAAACCAGCTTCTTGAAATGCCATAATGAATGGCACGATAACAACAGCGAATAGGATAACACCTACTATACTTCGTCTAACCCAAACACCATCGTTGCTTCGTTTAGCAGCTTTGTCTGCACTTTCATCAGCAGCGTTTTGTTTCTTGATTAGATTTTCTACAGTTGCAGCTTGTTGCTGTTGCATTGTAGCCATGAATTTAAACACATAGCCCATGGTGCTTCCTGCACCGAGTCCTAATAATTCGTCTGTCATATTATATTGCTGTTGTGACTTTCAGTCTGTTCTCGACCATCTGTCTATATCCAGGGTCTTCGGCATATCGCTTGTCTCTCATTGCTCTTGTTACCTCAGCAGCAGAAGCAAATGGTTTAGCACCAGCATCAGCAGCAGAAGTCCCACCTTTTTCTAGTGATGGCTCACCACCTCCTAGAGCTTTGTATTGGGCATATAAACCTTTAACTGCAACAGTTGCTTGGCTTACAGTTCCACCCTCTACAATAGTATTAAAAGCATCTAGCTCTTCATCGGATAGGTTCTCACCTGCCCACTTAGCCATAGCTTCATACTCCCCAACACCACCAACTGTTTCGTGGATAGTATTGGTCTGAGCATCTACTAATGATTGCTGTCCTGCGATATACGCATCGACCATTTCTTTAGGGATACCAGCCTGTGCAAGACTATCATAAGTCGCATCGGATAGTTCCCCATTAGTTGTAAATTCTTCAGTCGCACTTGAGATGACCTCATTAGAAGGAGCAGGGGCTTCATCAGTCTTCTTCGCTTCTTTTGTTTCTTTAGGTTCTTTTGGCTCTGATTGTTTCTTTTCTAACTCAGCATAGGCTTGTGCCATATCCTCAGCAGATTCAAACTTTTCAGGTAGCCACTCAGGGCGTTCACTTTCAATAGGTGTCTCTGTTTCTGATACTTGTTCAGTTTCAGATACGATTGATTGACCCCTAGCTTTAGCAGCTTCATCTTGCATTTGAGCTTGCTTTTCAAGTGAGATATTTTCTTCCTCACTGTGTTCTTGTATTACTACTCTTTCCATTTTACTCGCTTAATTGTTGATTCATATTCGCTCCGTCTTGAGCTTGAGATAACTGGTTACTAATAGCGTTTACACCATTAGGTACAGCAGCTTGCATCATCGCTGCTTGTTGGGCTTGTTGAGCTTCTTGTTGCATCTGTTCAGGAGACTTAATAAGCTCTTGAGTTTTGATACCAAGTGATGTAGCTCTACGCTTAAAGTATTCACTTACATTCACAAACTGAGCTACTGCTTCTGCTCCAACAACTTGAGATGCCCCAGCTAAGAACAAGTCAAGTTTCTGTAAATCGTTACCACGACCGAGTGCTTCTACTCCTGTAATAATAACAGGATTAACAACATTCTTAGGTAGGTCAGGTAATGATTTCTTTTTCTTCATGACTACCAATAATCTATTTACCATTGGCATCTGAAGTTCTGTACTGAGTAGGGAGTATAGACCACCAAGGGCTGACTCTAACTCAATACTTAACATTCTTATTTCTTCAGCAGTCACTCGCTCGGCTTGGCGAACAACTCCTGATGTAAGTAAGAAGGCGTGTCCAAGTCTATCTTTAATTTGATTGATAGTTTCTTGGGCAACTCTAAAGTCATTAAATTTATTTAGTTGAAGGACTGATACATCTGATGCGTTACCTTGAGAGATAGCACCATTAGGTGACTCTGCAAGTGTCTTCGCTCTCGTAGTTCCGTTAGGATTAACAAGGAACAATACTTTAGCTGCTGCTGCACTACCTTCAACGATAGCTTGTGTAAGAGACTCAAGTGATTGTAGGTCTCCTAGATATTCTTCTACATAACCACGACCATAGTCTTCTCCATCAATACGAGTAAAGCGAAGAGGTATGAAGGGGTTTTTGTCTAGTTTGTATTTACCTTCTGAGGATGGAATACGAGTACCATTGATGTCCTGGTAGACATACCAGTGGTCACTCTTACGACATACTGCTGTGTATAGATTGATTGTCTCGTCAGCACTTTCACCTTGTACACCAACAAGCTCCTTTAGCTCATCGGATAAAGACATATATGAAAGAGTTTCTTTTGTGCAGATGTATAGGATATTACCCATAGCATCTCGCTCTACACAATATCTGTCAAGATGAAACACTCTCATACCACCATCATCAGGCATATATACTAAAGCATTACCAGTAACGATAAGATGCTTGAGTGCTTCGTGGATTGCTACACGATATGTTTCACGACTGATTTCTTCCATCACAGAATCTTCTACTTGTTGTAGTCCTGCTTCTATTTCAGATAACATACTTGCATCTGCACCTTCGGCAGCCAAAGCATACTTATCTACATTCAGTCTAAAAAATGGGGCGTTAGGGGGAAGGAGTGCGAGTAATAGTTTTGATGCTAGATTGTTAGTTCCTCTTGCCCCAACGCCTTGGAAAGGGGTATCTAATCGACTGTGAGAACCGAAACCCTCATCAGGCATAATGTATGGCAGAGTCAATTTAGACGCTTGTCTAGCTCTATCAAGGTATTGGTATCGCTTCCCTTCAAGGGAGGTGTACAGGGACTCTGCTGTTTGATAACTCATTATTCTATTTCTTCAGTTAATAATGTAACTTCACTTACAGTTGTTTCATCGTCTGTAAGGCTGATATAGTTTGTGACTTCTAAAGCCCATGTGCCATCTTCACAAGGTACTGGTGAGTTGTAGTAACGAGTACCACTACCAACCTTGTAGTAAGCATAGCCACGAGCTTGACCTTCGGTAGTGGCTCTCTCGAACCCAGCTTCCTCAGAGTCAAACACTATGTACTTAGGGGTGATTGTTTCTTCTTCTGACATGATTAGTAAATTTGATATTGATTATTTATGTTAGCTTCAATCGCAGGTCTGTTAAGAGACTGGTCTGAATTGTATGCAATAACTTCTTGTATAAAACCATTTAATGCTCTACCAGCTTGAACTGTTCCTCCTCTAGCTCCTATAATAAAATTAGAGCCAGCTTCAAAATCGTAAGCATCAGTACCATTTGAGTATCCATTTTGGTTAGCATTTTGATTTAGTGTATTATCATTATTGTTATTGTAATTAAATGATACTAAAACATTACTACCACGAATAGCAGATATTCTGTCAACTGTAGTATTTGTTGCACTACTTCCGTTACTTAATGCAAACACATCTGTTGAGGTATAATAGTAAATAGATTGTCCTATCTTATTACCACCACTATCGTTATCAGCACTACCAGCTATATAGCCACTAGCTCCATCTGTAACATTACATACTGTATATATACTTTGTGAGCCAGTTTCGTTGGCAGTTAATACTTGTGAACCAGTTGCTAGAGATGTTGTACTTCCATTGAACTTTATCCCACTAGGATACAAGCCACCATTTGCTATAAGCTGTGGTTGTTTGTTATCTTGTATTTGTACTGCATTCTTATTATTACCACTTTGGTCATACCAAGTTTCTACAAAACCATTACGAGCTATACGAGATACTTTGAAGTCAGATATTGTAACAGTACCACCACCAGTATTACCTTCAGAAAATACTATATTATCTCCACTTGAATAGTTAGATTGGTCGTAAGTTAATTCAAAGGAGTTAAACCCATTTTGCACTACTCCAATAAGACTAGATGAAGCAGAACCTCCATTAACAGAATCTCTTAATCTAATTTGAGGACTTTCATCAGGAATATCTACACCAGTTGCATTGAATGAAACAAACACTGAATCATTAAGTGCTAATGTTTCTTTAAGTGTAACTCCAACAAATGATGTGCCTGAACTATTTTGATAACTAAACCCATCTGTGCTAGTTGAAACGAAATCACCTTCTACCCCAGTAGCTTGCCACCCAGTTTGAGTTAACTCATTCGCATCATTGTACAAACCATAATAGTTATTGATGTTGGACTCAATCTTGAAGCGATTGTTTGATTGGTCTGAAGTATAAAGAATTAGTTCTTTCATAGAACCATTCATAAATCTATCGCCAGACTCTAAATTACCTATTGTTAATTTATCTGAACTAGCTGAATTAGAGCCAGCACTTCCACTAGAAACTTCTACAGTATTTATAAATCCCTTACTTGTTCCTCCACTAATAAATAAAGAAGTAAATAATGTATCTTTTAATGTAGGTGCCGTTCCTCCACTTAATGCAGTTCCCCCATTTACAACATAGGCTAACGATGGGTTTCCGAATAAAACATTTGGTTTTGTGTCACCAACCGAATATAATGATTTACCATCAGTTCCATCTAAATTTGCTACCACAAATCCATTAATAGTAGAGCCAGTAATATTAGCACCAGTTTCAAGTTCGTCATTACTTCCATCAAAGTCTATACCATCAGCAAGCAATGCTCCACTCTCTGCAATCTTTGGTTGGTTAGAAGCAGTCTCTTGAACTGCATCGTTTGACCCAGCTTGGTCGTACCAAGTGTGGACAAATGCACCACTGTTAGTTGCTGTTACTACTATATCTTTAAAATACATAG